AGTCACCTGTTACAAAATTACAGGTACAACTTTCCGATAATGGAAAGATTTCAGTACAAGTTTACGGTTATGCAAGCGTGCTAACAAAGCAAGCAGGCGGAATCCGCAAGTTTAACAAGTCTTAATTTAGACTGTTATTAAATGTGAGGGGGCTTTGGAAGCCTTAGCCCCCTTACTCTAAGAAGGGAATTATGGCAGCCACATTTTGCACCGAAGCAGAGCTTAGGGCGAATCTCTCATTGGGAAGCTTGTATACAAGCGCAACCGTTGAGGAAACCTGCCAAGCTGGACAAAATATAATTAGTGATTATTTATGGAAAAACCAAGCATTTAATTCTGCACACTCACACATTGTTGGGTTTGGAACTTTGTATTTTGATACACCTCACAGTTTTTTTGTGGGTCAAGTAGTAACGATTAGTGGTAACGGCGCAACTTTTAACGGTTCTAAAACAATTACAGATGTAGATGTTTATTCAATTACTTTTGTAACTTCACACTCAACCATTGAGCCAACTCACCCAACTTCACCTTATGGAACTGTTACTGCAACAGATTATGTAACCTATGCGACTATTCCAGAGATAAAATTGGCGACTTTAATGGTGTGTACTGAAATTTGGCAGGCAAAACAGGCAGCTAACGGTGGAGCATTAGACCCTTCTTTTCAGCCTTCACCTTTTAAAATGGGTTCAACTCTTATTGCAAAAGTCAGAGGCTTGCTTGCGAATCACTTAGCGCCAAATGGACTAATAGGCTAATGACAGTTGCCGTTACAACTCTCAGAGCTTCCATTGCGTCCGCGCTAAGTAATGCGGGGGTGTGGGACACGTTCTCTTATGTGCCAGCCACACCCACCGCCAATAGCGTTGTTCTCAGGTATGCCGACCCAATGCTTGAGCCAAGCAACAATCAATACAATGTTGGGGCAAAGGCAAACTTTACAATAACCTGCATAGTCCCAATGCTAGACAATCAAGCTTCATTAATTGCGTTAGAGGAAATGGTTTGCGCGGTATTTTTAAAACTTGTTGCGTCAAGCCTTAAATTTAACATTGAAAGCGTATCTGCGCCGTCGGTATTGCAGGAAGCTCAAGAGATGATGGTCAGCACGATCAATATAAGCACACTAACAACTTGGAGTTAAATAATGACACTTACAGACGAGGACATTGCCTTTCTTAAAAAGATCGGTCAAATAGCAACACAAGACAAGCCAAAACCAACAATCACCAAGAAAGACGAGGAATAATTCATGGCAACGTTTTTAAATAATAAAGTTGGATTTAAAGTTAACTCTGTTAACTTGTCTGACCACGTAACAGCTTTCACCCTTAACCGCGTTCTTGACCAAATTGAGATCAGCGCGATGGGGGATACCGCACACAAATACACAACTGGATTAGCGGCTGACACAATCACCGTTTCATTTTTAAATGATGATTTGGCTTCGGGCGCAGGTTCAGTAAGAGCTACACTACAAGCCGCTTTTGGTACAACAGTTGCTTTCCAAGCAATTCAAGATACTGCCAGCGCGGTTTCAGGAACAAACCCACTTTATTCAGGTACAATTCTTATTGACAATCTAACCGATATCAATGGTGCGGTCGCTGATATAGGCATGATGGATTTAACTTTCACATGCAATAGCAAGACAGCGTACGCAACTACTGGTACTTGGTCATAACAAAGGACTAAAATGATTAAACTTAAAATAACCAAGGCTTCAGGTGACGTTTCTGAATATGAAATTACACCTGTTATTGAGTTCGCGTTTGAAACTCACTTTAAAAGTGGTTTTCATAAATATTTTAGAGATGAAGAAAAACAAAGCGCGGTCTATTGGTTGGCTTGGGAAGCTGAAAGGCGCAATGGCGTAACTGTTGTGCCTTTTGGTGATAAGTATTTGGAGCAGCTTGTTAAAGTAGAAATTCTTGACGCTGACTCCCCAAATGGATAACGCGGGATTCCTTTCACTACCTCGTTGCTAGGTTAGCAATAACAACAGGACTTCCGCACCAAACGTTTATTGATATGGACAGGGATTTGTTAAAGGCAACTTTAGCGGTTCTCAAAGACGACGCAAAGGCTAGGGAAAATGCCAGCAGAAATAAAAGGTTTAATTGAGCTTCAAAAAGCTCTTAAAGATTACGCCCCTGCCCTAGCTGTGCAATTAGACGATCAAATGGCTGTCGCCCTTGGTGGCGTAGTTAAGAAAGCCCAAGATTATGTGCCTAGCAATTCGCCTTTAAGCAACTGGAATTACAGACGACGATCTGAATTCTACTTTGATGCTCAAGATAATAGATTAAGAAAGTTTCCTTTATTTAACGCCGCAACTGTTGTTTCAAAAATTCAATATAGTTCAACCCCACGCAAAACTAATAGACGTGGATTTAAAGCTGTTTATTACATAATTAACAAATCTGCTGCGGGTGCTATTTATGAAACAGCTGGTAGAAAAAATCCTTCAGGTCAGCCTTGGGTTGGTCGTTTAGGCGACCCACGTCAAAAAGATATTAGTCGTTCAAACAATCCTCAAGCGGGTTCAGATTTTATTCAAGCAATGGGCGAGTTAAAGCAAGGCAATATTGAAAGTTCTACAAAGCGCGGTCGTTATATGAAAGGTCGGTTGATCTTTCGGGCTTGGGCTGAGGACGGTGGCAAAGCTAACGCAGCCGCTTTAACTGCTATTTACAACGCTAACGAACAATTTAAAAAGAAACAATATTTTAGGAAGGCGTCACAATGAGCATAGTAATTGATATTGCCGCGCAATTTACAGGCAAGAAAGCATTTACTCAAGCTGAGAACGCTGCCGATAAACTGGCTAGAAACGTTAAACAAGCTCTCATTGGTGTCGGTGTTACCGCTTTTGCTAAGTCAACGGTTAGTGCGTTTGCTGCTCAAGAAAAGCAATTAGCACTCTTTTCAAACTCGCTACGCAACATAGGTTTTGAGTTTGCAACCTCAGACTCACTAGCGTTTTTGAACAGTTTAAAATTACAATATGGAGTTGCAGATCAGCAGTTAATTCCTGCATACCAGCAATTACTAACCACAACCCGAAGTCTTGCAGCCTCACAAAACCTTACCAACATTGCATTAGATATTGCTGCTCGTCAAAACATTAGCGTAGCCCAAGCCGCAGACGCTTTAAGCAAGGCTTATCTAGGAAACACAAAAGGCTTAAACGGATTAGAATTAGGTTTAAGCAAAACAACTCTTGCTTCAGGTGATTTCGCTTTAATTCTAAAAGAGATAACTAACATTACAAAAGGTGCAGCATCAAGAGCAGCTGATACTTTCTCTGGCAAACTAGCCAAATTAAAAGTTGCAGCCGACATGGCTAGAATTAGTATTGGCGCAGGTCTTGTTGAAGCGATTATGCGAATTAGCGGGGCAACAGAGATAGATGAATTACAGACAAAGATTATTAATTTTGGTGAATCTACTTCCCAAGCGTTAATTAGAATAGGGCAGTTAATAAAAGATAACATTGTTTTGGTTAAATCTTTTGCAGCTGTGTTACTTGCTGCCTTTACAATTAATAAGATAGCCGCCTTCATAACAGCATTAGGAACAATTGTTAAAACTGTTAAAGTTCTTAGAAACGCTTTACTAGCTTCAGCAATTGCTAGGAACTTCCTGTTTAGCCCATTAGGCGCAGCTGCTATGACTGCTGGCATGTTTGCCGCTATTGGCTTAATGATTAAAGGCGTTGACGCAATTAGTGAATCTGCTACTAAAGCAACTGGAAACCTACAAAGCATGTTTGCCGCTGGCGGTTCAATGGCTGGAGGCGATCAAGGCGGTGCGGCTAAATTCGCCGAGGGTGCAGCTGCTAGAGCTGCCAAGGAAGCCAAGGCTGCCGCACTTGCCCAATTAAAGGCAACTAACGCACAAACCAAGGCTATTAAAGATCAGGCTAAACTTAAAAAGGCAAGCGGCTTGCTTGACATGGAACAAATACAAATCATGGCAGCCTTGCAGAACCAATTAACCGAGGACGAGAAACTTAGACTATCTTTACAACTTGCTTTACTTACAGAAAACGCAGCTGAGGCAGACCGTTTAAGCAATCAATTAGCGTTATCACAATTACAAACAACAGGCTTAGCAAGAGCAATTCAAAACTTACCACCTGCCCTAAATCCTTTACAAGATTATCCTAATTATATTAACAAAGCCATAACCGATATCTCCTTAATACAAGACGCATTAAATAAATTAAAAGCACCTGTTCTAACTGTTCAAATCAACACCGTTAATACAGGTGGTGGTGGCGGAGGTGCTGGCGGTGGTGGCGGAGGCTCACCAATTGTTCCAGTTCCTTTTGCTGGCATACCATTAGGCGGCGACATTGGCGGAGCAGCAAAAGCTTTAGAATATGCGGCGAAAAAGAATCAAGT